ATAAATGAGCAAATGCAAATTAATAAAGAAGATAGTTCATATTATATACAACGTGATAGTTTAGATTTAATAGCAGAGAGAAATATGGTTGAATGGAAAAATAAAAAACAACAAAAATGAAACATTTATTATTAATATTATTTTTATTTATATACCCACTATCAAAAGCACAAGATGGGATTACATTTCCTGTTCCTGTTGCTAAACAAATAGCAAAGGACCTAACTAGTTGCGATAGTTTGAGTTTAGTAAATGAATTAACCAAAGCTGAACTTAAATATACACAACAAAAATCGTTGTATAAAGATAGTATAATATTTAATTTTAAATCTAAATGTTTATTATATGAAGAAAGTTTAAAAAATGAACAAGAAAAATTTAAAATACAAGGTGTATATACTGAAAGTTTAGAAAGACAAAATAAAAGACTTAAAATAACATTAACAGTATTAAAAATAATAATTCCTACTACAGGAACAGCTGCCCTTGCTGGTATATTGTATTTAGCTTTATATAAATAAAACAGTTCAACTTTTTCCATTTGTGAGGGGTTTAAAGGTTAAATAAGAAACCAAAACACCAGTGAATCCAACGGTTAGAGCGTTGGATTCATTTTATTTTATATATTTATATACAACCAATATATAAAATATGGCTGGATCAAGCAACTCAAATGAAATTAAAGCAATAATAACCCAAGAATATATTAAATGCGCCAAAGATTTTGTATATTTTTGTCGCAAGTATGGTTTTATATCCCACCCAATAAAAGGTAGAATTTTATTCCACTTATATCCATTCCAAGAAGATGTAATGGATGAGATTAAAAACAATAGATTTTTAATTATAAATAAATCTAGACAATTAGGTATATCTACACTAGTTGCTGCATATGCATTATGGATAATGTTGTTTAATAAAGATAAAACAATATTATGTTTAGCAACTAAACAGGAAACAGCAAAAGGAATGGTAGATAAAGTACAATTTATGTACAGTAATTTACCTAATTGGTTAAAAGGCAACCAAAAACCTCAGTCAAATAATAAATTATCACTTAAATTAGCTAATAATTCTCAAATAATAGCAACATCAGCTGCCTCAGATGCTGGTAGATCATATGCTGTATCTTTATTATTAATAGATGAAGGAGCTTTTATTGAAGGTATTGATACAATAATAACCTCAATAAAACCAACTATTTCAACAGGTGGTGGTATTATAGCATTATCATCTCCAAATGGCGTTGGTAATTGGTTTCATAAAACATATATAGATGCGGAAGCAGGAAAAAATGAATTTAAAGCTCTTAAATTAAAATGGAATCTCCACCCTGATAGAGATGAAAAATGGGAAGCAACAGAAAGAGCCAATTATTCAGCTCGTGAATTTGCTCAAGAATATGATTGTGACTTTCTGGGTTCAGGCCATTCATTAATAGAACCAGATAATTTATCATTTTATGATGAAAATTTTATTCAAGATCCTATTGAAAAACGTTTTTTAGGAGGTGATTTTTGGATATGGAAATATCCTGAACCCGGTAAATCTTATATAATAAGTGCTGATGTAGCTAGAGGAGATGGTAGTGATAATTCAACATTCCATGTAATAGATATAGAATCGTGTGAACAGGTAGCAGAATATAAATCACAAATTGATACAAGAACATTTGGTAAAATGTTAGTATCTGTTGCTACTGAATATAATGATGCTTTATTAGTAGTAGAAAATTCTAGTATAGGTTGGGATGTAGTTAATACAATTATAGAAACAGGTTATAAAAATTTATATTATTCTCCGCGTTCATACAGTGAAGGTAGTATTAATATAGATAAATGGATGTATAAAATTGAAAATGATCAAACAGTCCCTGGTTTTACAACATCAACAAAAACAAGACCTCTTGTGATTTCCAAAATGGAGGCGTATATTAGAAATAGACATTTTATTTTTAGGTCTAAACGTTTATTAGAGGAATTAAGAGTATTCATTTGGTATAATGGAAAACCTCAAGCCCAAAATGGGTATAACGATGATTTAGTAATGGCATTAGGAATAGGTTTATTTATCAGGGATACAGGAGCAAAATTTTATCAACAAGGTCTAGAACTATCAAAAGCAGCATTAGATGGAATATCAACAACTAAACCTTCACAAATTATTACATTACCTAATGGTGTTCCTAATCCATATCAAATCGAAACACAGTACGGGGTAGAAGATGTGACTTGGTTATTATAAGAAAAATAAATATTTATACATATAACAAAACATATTAAATTATGGCCGAAAAACAACAACAAGGTCTTTTTACAAGATTAACACGTTTGTTTAGTACAGATGTAGTAATTCGCAACATAGGTGGTAACCAATTAAAAGTTATTGATACAGATCGAATCCAGGCATATGGAAACATAAAAACTAATGCACTCATAGATAGATTTACTAAATTACATAGGTATGGTGCTAATATGCCTTTTAATCCTACGATGAATTACCAAACACTTCGTATTCAGCTTTACACTGACTATGAAGCAATGGATACGGAATCAATTATAGCATCAGCATTAGATATAATAGCAGATGAAGCTACATTAAAGAATGAAGCAAATGAAGTAATACAAATACGTTCTGCGGATGAAAATATACAGAGAATATTATATAATTTGTTTTATGATATTTTAAATGTAGAATTTAATCTTTGGATGTGGGTTCGTAATATGTGTAAATATGGTGATTTTTATTTACATCTTGAAATCGCTGAAAAGTTTGGTATATATAACGTCACACCAATGTCTGTTTATGATATGATTCGTGAAGAGGGAATGGACCCTGAAAATCCTTCATATGTTTGTTTTAGAATAGATCCAATGGTTATTGCGGCTGGTGGGATTAATAGTCGTTTGAAAGATAGAGATGGTAAAATTAAATTTGAAAATTATGAAATTGCTCATTTCAGATTACTAACGGACTCTAATTGTCTTCCGTATGGACGTAGTCATATAGAACCTGCTCGTAAAACATATAAACAATATGTTTTAATGAAAGATGCTATGTTATTACATAGAATAACAAGAGCCCCTGAAAAACGTGTGTTTTACATTGATATAGGAAATATGCCTCCTGCTGAAGTAGATGGTTATATGGAACGTTTGAAAAATAAAATGAAAAAAGCTCCATATCAAGATCAACAAACTGGTGAATATAATATGAAATATAATATGATGAATATTATGGAAGATTTTTATATTCCTCAACGTGGTGCCAATAGTAATACTAAAATAGATACTATTAAAGGTCTTGAATATAATGCTATAGAAGATGTTAATTTCTTACGTGATGAAATGTTAGCTGCACTTAAAGTTCCTAAAGCATTCTTTGGATTTGAAAAAGATTTACAAGGAAAAGCAACATTGGCAGCAGAAGATATTCGTTTTGCTCGTACAGTAGAACGTATTCAACGTATTGTATTAAGTGAATTATATAAAATAGCATTAGTTCATTTATATACTCAAGGATATGATGGTGAATCATTAGCTAATTTTGAGTTACATTTATCAACACCATCTGTGATATATGAACAAGAAAAAGTAGCATTATGGAAAGAAAAGATATCTTTAGCAAAAGAAATACAGGATACTAAATTACTTCCATCTGATTGGATATATGATCAAGTATTTCAATTCAGTGAAGATCAATATGATGAATATAGAGATCTAGTAGCAGAAGACATGAAACGTATGTTTAAATTAAATCAAATAGAAAATGAAGGTAACGATCCATCCAAATCAGGTAAATCATACGGAACTCCACATGATTTAGCTACATTATATGGTTCGGGTAGATATAATACTTCAAAAACAAATAATGTACCTTCTGGATACGATGAAACACGTGCTGTTGGACGCCCTGAAGAAAAAACATCTATAGTAAATACACAAAAAGATCCATTAGGTAAAGATAGATTAGGGGCAGGTGAAAATGGTGAACTATATACAGCTAATAAACCTGAAGAAAACGGAACACCAAAAGGTGGTTCACCATTAGCTTTAGCAGAATCATTGAGATATAAAGAAATGTTCAAAACAATTCCCCGAGCTAAAAAAATGGTATTTGATGATTCTGAACCAACATTGTTAGATGAGGAAAATATTAGAGACACACAATAATTATATATTTATAGATGATACATACTAAATTATGAATAGAATTACACATTCGAAATACAAAAATACTGGTATAATTTTCGAACTTTTGATTAGACAAATATGTAGTGATACAATGTCTGGTAAGGATTCATTAGCATTAGGATTAGTAAAAAAGTATTTCTCTAAGACAGAATTAGCAAAAGAACATAAATTATATCAGTCATTAGTTAATAATAAATCATTATCTGAAGGTAAAGCGGAATCATTAATCAATGCAACTATAGAATTATCTTCACGTTTAAATCGTTCATTATTACGTAAAGAAAAATATAATTTAATTAGAGAAATTCGTGAAACATATAATATTGAGGATTTTTTTAAAGCTAAAATAAATAATTATAAACAATATGCCGCTGCATGTATATTGATAGAATCCCACAATTCATCAGAATTTATTGAACCTACCCAAATTATAGAAAATAAGTTAACTTTATTAGAATTTATATCTCGTACTAATATAGATAAAGAAAAGACTGAAGATAGATTAATGGAAGAATTTATGAGTATGGATAAAGGAATGCGTTTATTAACTTATAAAAAACTATTAGAAAGCTTTAATAACACATATTCTGATTTATCAGATAAACAAAAATTAGTTCTTAAAGAATATATAAATAATATTTCAAATACAATAAAATTAAGAGATTTTATTAATGAAAATTTTAATATAGTCAAAACAGAACTTACTGAGTTAAATAAACAAGTAAAAGATCAGACAACACAAATCAAAATAAATGAAGTTGTTAATATGATTAAACCCATAGAAAAAACTCAAAATGTTAAAGATGAAAATCTAGTTTCGTTATTACAATACTATCAACTTATTCAAGAAATTAAAAGTGTTAAATAATGGAAGATAAAATAAAAAATATTGATAAAAAAATAAATGAGGTTCAAAATAATATTAATTTGTCTGAAGAGAATAAATTAAAAAATGTTGAAATTCTTAAATCTTTAAAAGAGGATTATAAAATAGCAAGTGATTTTGGAAAAAAGTTAGATAAATATATAGAAATGTATAGAAAAGATGGAAAATTACATTAATAATGGATTTTAAAGAACTTAAAATATTACGTAATATATTTTCCAAACAATTAGAATTAGCTAATAATAATTTAGTTAAATGCAAGGAAAGTGAAGCTTTAAATTTTGGAAATTTTATACAAGATAATGAGATATATCTAACATGGGTTAAACAAAAAGATGAATATTATTCTGAGTTTATTTTTGATATAAAGAACCAAAAACCCTGAAGAAACATTAAATGAATTTATTGAGTTTCTGAAATATAAGATAGATCAATTAACAACATTTAACAAATTTTGTCAAGAAACAAGAGAACGCGGTAATATAAAAGAACATATGAAAACTAATAAATTAAAAGAACATATTAAACAATTAGTACGTGAAATACTAGAAGAATATAATATTGATTCAATTTCTGCTAGATTAAGAAAAATTTGGTTAGAATTAGGAGATGGAGATGAAAATAAATTAGATTATATTATTGATGAATTTATTAAACCTGAGGAAAAAGAATATTTGCAAAATGAATATGAGGATGAATGGGATATTGAATTAATAAATAATATAACAGAATTAAATGAAGAATCATGCTCTGGTGATGCGGGTGCATATCTAACACCAAACGCATTTTCTAAAAAAACTAATAATAAAATAGCTACACAATATGGTATGAAATTAGTTAAACCACCTAAGAAACATAAAAGTATGAATGAAAATCAAGATAAAATACAAAAAGTAGCTGATTTTTTAAAACAATATAATTTTGAAGAAAAATGGGGCACTGGTCCAAAAGCTGTTGATACTCCTGTAGCAAGAAAACAACAACAATTTATTGAAGATAAATTTGGAATTTCTCATGCTGAATTTAGTGAAGCCTGGAAATTAGCTTTCAATACTACAAATGAAAGTAACTACGACAAAGCATCAGTATCATCAGACCCAAGTATATATTCACAAGCAAGTGGATATACTGGAGGAGGAATAAAAGGTGATGACTACTACAAACAAGGAATAACTGAAGAAAATATAGTAAAAACAGTTAGACGTTTTATCCCAAAGGAATTTGAATTCCCCGCATCTTTACTTAAACCAATAAAATTGGATATGGATGAACCTAGAGCATATTTTAAAGTAGCTGCTAAAGGTGATGAATATATATTAATGATAGATCCATTAGTTAAAACATCATTTGATGAAATTGAAAGAGGTCGTACATCATTTGATAAAGAAAAAAAATTATTCGCTTTGACACGTTATATTAAAGAAAAAGTACCACAACAAATACGTGGGTTAATGAAAAAATATTCTCAAGGTGTCAAAATTCAATCTAGTGGTTTTATACCATTGCCTCTTGTATTAACAAAAGGTACAAATGAAGAAGGACAAACTGCTTTATTTGTACAAAACCCTGCATCAAATAAAGATAATATCAAAGCTGATATAGGTACATCAATGTACGAATCATTAGAACAAATAATTAAAGAGGAATTATTAAACGAAGTAACATATAACAAATTCAAAAATGAAGTTAAATTTAGAACTAAAAATGAAATGTTACATAGAGGTATACGTGAAGTAAAACGTAAACTAAACGAAGTTGAACGCTTAATAGAATATGTATCTCGTATGAAAGGTGAATTATTAGAGGATTCTGATGGAGTTAATTATTGGAAAAATACTTCAAAAAATATTAATGAAATAGGAGAAACAGCAAATCGTTTATCTGATAAAATTAAAAATTTATACGAATAAAATATAATATTTATATATAATGGCATATCTTTACAGACATATAAGACTTGATAAAAACGAACCATTTTATATTGGTATAGGAGAAGATAAACCTAAATATGAAGGTCAATATAAAAGAGCTAATAATAAAAGAGATAGAAATATCCATTGGAAAAATATTACTAATTTAACTCCATACAAAGTAGAAATAATGTTAGATGATCTAACATGGGATGAAGCATGTCAAAAAGAAATAGAATTTATCAAATTATATGGTCGAGTTAACTTAAATAAAGGACCATTATGTAATATGACAGATGGTGGAGAAGGTTCAAATAATCGTTTCCATTCTGAAGAAACCAAACAAAGAATAAGTAAAGGTAATAAAGATAAACCAAAACCTGAAGGATTTGGTAAAACAATGAAAGAACGTTTAAAAAATCAACCTTCTTTTTTTAAGGGTAAAAAACATAGTGAAGAGACTAAATTAAAAATGTCGAAAATTGCTAAAAATAAAAAATTATCTGAAGAAACTAAACAAAAAATAGGAAAACTACATAAGGGTAAAATAACTAGTGAAGTAACTAAACTAAAAATGAGTAAATCTCATGTAGGAATACCTCGCTCTGAAGAGACAAGATTAAAAATATCTTTATCTAGTAAAGGAAGAGTTCCAAAGAAAGCAATAGAATCAATGTCTTTCAAGATTTTGAATTATGAAACAAATGTAATATATAAATCTTTTAATGAATGTTGTAGAGTTTTAAAAATTAGTGCTACTAAAGGATATAATCTTATTAAACAAAATAAATTAATTAAAATATAATGTTATCTATAAAAAACCAATATAAACAATTACAAGAAGGGAATATGTCTCAAGCTAATTTCTTGAGAAATGTACGTATGTCACTTCCACACTATGTTACTAATTTAAATAATTTTGATTCTACAATAAAAATATTGAAGAACAAAGGTATATTAAATGAAAATGACATAAAAGAAACAGACATATATGGAGTAGCTGGAAATCCTGAAGAAGAAGCTGAAATGAAATCTATGGATTTAAAAAATTATAATATAGATACTGAACAACTTAAACAAGGTACTGAAGTTGAAATGGAACATACAAATGATCCTAAAGTAGCTGAACGAATTGCTATGGATCATTTAAAAGAAGACCCTGAATATTATATTAAATTAAAGTCAATTGGTTTAGAAGAAAATGAAGGGAATGATGTAATTATAAGTTTACAAAAAGCAATTGATAAAATTAAAGCTGATCCAAACGCTTTAATACTAGATGGTAATGGTATTCCATTAACATTAAAAGAATTGGAATATATGTTGGATAGAGAAACTAATAAATTACAAGAAGCCAATCCAGGTATCGATCCAACAACAGAAGAAGATTACAAACCTTTAACATCATCTAAATCTGACTATGAAGTTATCAATTCAGATGGAGAAGTAGCTTTATTAAAAGATAAAAATGGAGACCGATTTGTATTTTGGTATGATGATAATAAGAAAGAAATTGAACCATACAGCAGCAATGGTGATAGCATAGATGATATGGCTATTCAACATTATATTAATGATAATTCATATGGTTTATCTAAAGGTGTAGGAATGGCTGATTATGAAGCTGGTAAAGATTTGGTGAAAGTTGATGATGATTTAAAAGATAATTTTTCTGATTTATTTAGTGTAGATGAAAACCAAGAAGAATTAAGTGACAAAATGAAACACATACAAAAAAGTATGGGTAAAATGGATTCAAAACCAATAACACCAGAACGTCGTGCTGAATTAGAAAAATTAATAGCTGCTAAAAAAGCTAAACAAAAAGTGAACGAATCCAAAGAACAAAAAGGCGGAACTAGTGGTAAAGAATTATATTCTCATTTCAAAGAAATGGATCTTGTAAATAGTCAAGAATTATTAATTGGTATTGATTGGGAAATGCAAAAATCATTTAGCTTATCTAAAAAAGATGCTGCTAAAAAAGCAATAAAAAACATTAAAAAAATACCAAATTATTACACAATGCTTTGCTTATCTGGTGTCGAAGGTGCTGAACCTCAATATTATAATAAAGATGTAAAACCAGAAGATCATCAAATGAAACCGTTTTCAGCTGATAAAACAGTTGATAAAGGTTTAGGTATGAAACCAGTTAAAGGATTTAATAAGGAAAAAGCATCATCAAATAAAGCACATAAAGAAACAAATAAAGGTGTTGCTGGTGTAGAAGAAATGACACATAAAGCAGTTAGAGCTAGAGGTATTAAAGGTGTAATGGATATGACTGGTGGTCATATGAAAAAAATTAGAGAACATTATGATACAAGAAATCAAGATGAAGCTTCTAATTGGGATTGGGATAATATAAGTTTAGAAGATGCACAAAGTTTATTTGATTATCATGAAAATACAGGAATGTTACCAGATGATTTAACTCCTGAAAAATTTGAGGAAATTTGTGCAAAATATAATTTAGTACCTGATAGAGAAGATGATATAGATCCTGCTGGTGGGTATGGTTTACATTCACATTTAGAAGAAACAGTAAATAAAGCATTAGCACAATCACGTATAGAAGAAACTGTAAAACGTTTGAATGAAACTGTAAAATTTAGTGAAATTAAAGATTTATTAACTAAAATATCACAAGAAAATGATTTATTTATCTACAATAAAGAAGTAGATATAAATCAATTGAAAGATGTTCTTAATAAAGAAAAAGGAATATTACCTAAAAAAGGTATTATAGCTGTTGATAGCTTAACAGATACTGATTATGTATTTGTAGTATCAAAAGATGAAAATATTAATAATAAAGTAAATCAATCTATAAATCAATCAGAAGAATTTTCATCTTTTTCAACAAGAACTGATAAATTACAAGATGGAATTTTATTAACATTATTAACACCTACTAAAAAAATTCAAGAAATAACAGGAGCATATGGCGGAGACGCAATGAGCGCAGAAGATGGAAGTTCATATATTAATGATAGAACAGAAATCGAAGCAAAAGCTAAAGATTTATTATCTAATGAAGCATATAGAGCAGAAACAGGATGGAATGAAAATGAATTAAATGAATTCTTAAATAGTTTTACAAATGAAGATATTGAACATGATTATCAAGCGTTTGTTGTTGGAGGGTTGAATGAAGAAAAAGAACCTTTATATACTCAAGATATTTTTGAACATCCTGAAGCTTCCCATGTGATTGATAGTAATGATCAAAATGTACTTGAAAGATATTTTGAAGAAGAACAAGATGGTGAAGATATTCCAAATTTAGTTGGTTTAACTTCACTAGAAGCTGCTAAAGAAATAGGTCCTGTTGATTTTGAAGAAGAAACACTTCAACACATAATAGTAGCGTTAAACCCTGATAAATTTGAACCTTTTTATTAAAAATAAATGAAAGAATTATTAGTTGATTATATATCTTTTTCAAATGCTAACCTAACACTTACTGAAGGTAAAGAAGTGGGTGGTAGAATAAAATTGAGAGGAAAACTACAGGAAGCCGAAGTTAAAAACGGTAATGGTCGTGTGTATCCTCGTGAAACATTAGAAAAAGAAGTAAATAAATATATAAAAAATTTAGTTGAATCCCGTACTAGTATGGGAGAGCTAGACCATCCTGAATCATCAATAATTAACC